ATGCCATGAGGCCCGCAGAATTCAAACGCACGTACTATCCGGCCATCGAGCGTGTCTGCGCCCGAACGGGGCTCAATCCCCTGTTCGTTGCGGCGCAGGCAGCGCTCGAAACCGGCTGGGGCGAACGTGCCATCGGCTGCAACCTCTTCGGCATTACGGCCGGAGACAAATGGACCGGCAAACGGCAAAGGGTACGGACGACCGAATACTTTCCGGACGACCAGCAGGCGGAACGCTTCCCGAAGGTATACTCCATCGTGCGGATGCGCGACGGACGCTGGCGCTACGATGTGGAGCGCGACTTCCGCGACTACGATTCCGTCGAGGAGTGCCTCGAAGATCACTTCCGCATACTCTCGGCCGAACGTTACCGACGGGCGATGGATTATCGGGACGACGTGAAACGCTTCGCATACGAAGTGGCGAAGGCCGGATACTGCACGGCACAACCCGAGGTATACGCCGAGACGATCGGCAAAGTGGCCGCAATGATTTCCGAACTCTGATTTAATCGATGAACGACGATGGACGAAGTATGGAACATACTCGCATGGGCGATTCCCAGCGGGTTCCTCTCCTCCGTTGCGACGTGGCTCATCACCCGCCGCAAACAGAACAACGATTTTCTGTCCGAGCTTCAGAGCTCGATCAATCTTCTGTCGAGCGAGAACAAGAAGATTCTGGCCGAGAACATCCAGCTCAGGCGTGAGAACGTAGACCTCAAGGCCAATCAGGAGGAGATGCTCCAACGCATAGACCGCCTGACGGGAGAGGTCGCACGACTTCGCAAAGCCATCGGGAAACACACGACACGAAATGACGATACGCATGCTTCCGATGTTCGCGGCTCTGCTGCTGGCGGCGTGCTCGGTGAACAGGAGGACACTCAGCAGCAAAACACAGGTGCGGGCCGACACGGCATCGCACGCCTTCGCGGACGCCGGGGACGTCGTCCGGCAGACGAACATCCGGACACGGAATCACTGGAAAACGCACGAGCGGATGATACGCTCGGAGCTGGCGGAGCCGATACCGGCCCGGACAGCTTCGGTGAATCTGACGGCGGCGAACCTCCGTAACCTGCCCGACGGGGCATCGTACGTCGCACGCGACGGGCGGCTCACGCTCGAAGCACGCCGCGACGGAGATACGCTCCGCATCGTCGCACATGCCGATTCGCTCGCCCGCCGCACGGTTCGACATGAATACCGGCAATGCGACAGCATGGTGCAGGACACCGCTTTCCGGCGGATTCTCGACAGCCTCGCACGCACCTGTGAACGGGTGCAGCGCACGACGCGCGGAACCGAATCGCAGGCCGCCGAAGAGCGGAGCCGCAAACCGGCGCATCTTCTCTGGCTGTCGGCAGCCCTTCTGGCCGCAGGTCTTGCAGGATGGTGGCGGGTACACAGAAAATAAACAAACCTTAAAAAACGACATTTTATGAAACGATCGGTTACACAAACCAACGACGGTTACTATGTGCTGCTCGACGCTTTCTATTTCAACGGCAAGCGTCTGGGCAACATCTCCGAAGAGGGTGTCAACTGGGGCGGCGACGATGCCCAGACTTTCGAGCTGTGGGCGGCGCAGATCCGCAGCAACCCCGTACTGGACATCGAGACGCGGGCCGCGACGAACGAGATTACGGGCAAGATGATCGAGATGGTGCCCTCCAACTGCGTCGATCTGATGGGCGGCAAGGCCGTAGGTGAGGAATGGCAGATGCCTGCCAACTCGCTGCGAGCCGAAGGCGACGTGCGCATCCTGACAGGTACGGGCAAGACCATCAAGATCAAACGGGCGTCGCTGCGCGCTTCGAAGATCCGCGGCGGACTGGGCGGCGAGAAGAACATCGGCATCGAGTTCGGCCTCAAGATGCTCGCCCCCAAGGACGGCTCCTCGCCCGGTTCCATGCTTCCCACGGAGCCCTTCATCGAGGCCGAACCCACGGCGTTGACCTTCGGGGCCGACGGCGGCAGCAAGGCTGTGGCTATCGAAGCATCGGGACCTTTCTCGGTCGGCGTCGTGCCCGAGGGATTCAGCGTCGAACTCGTGAACGGACGCGTAACGGTGATTGCCGAAGCAAATGCTACGGGTTCGCCGCGCTCGGGGAGACTCGAATTCATCCTCGAAAGCGATGTCGAAACCAAAGCGTCGGTTACTCTTTCGCAGCCTAACAACGCCTAAGCCGTGAAACGGGACACTGCGCGGGAGGCGGCGGAGGCGTTGTTGGATGCAGGGCTTTCGCTGCCTCTGCTGCGCCTCCGTTTGCCGTGGATGCGGCCGCGGACCATCCGCATCGTCATGCGCCGCCCCTTTTTGGGCGACATCATCCGTCTGGCCAAAGAGCGCCGGGCCCTCGGCGTAACATACGCGCAGATGGCGCGATTCACGCCCGACGAAGCCGCGGACTTTCTGGCCGAACACGGGCACCGCCTCGCGCGCATGGTGGCGCGGACCGTCTGCCGGGGCCTCGTCTCAGGACCGCTGCTGAGACCGTTGCTCGCGTGGATCATCCTGCACGGCATGCCGCGCGAGTATTTGCTCGAAGCACAGTCGAAGTTCATCGCTCTGCTATTCGAAGTAAGGGATTTTCAGAATATTATCGCATCGGTCGAAAGCCTCGATCCGCTTCGGCCCGTGTCGAGCCGCGAAAAAACAACAAACAGGAGTTAAAGAGCCGTTCGGAAGGTTCCCATAGCCTGTTCGGGATCATCTGGCAGATTGCGTCGGCTACCGGCTGGAGCGTCCGCCACATCCTCTGGAAAATACCCTACACGACCTTGATGCTCATGCTTGCGGACGCTCCTCATCTCGAAGACGGGCCGCCGCCCGAAGCACAATCCGAGACCCGCTGCGGAGGCGTGAAATCCGCAGAAACCGTTTTCCAAACCCTGTTGTCCCCGAAACCGTGAAACCTGTCGAAATAGAATTCCTGCTCCGCAACCGCACGCGCGACGGCCTCTCCGGCATCTCCTCCGATGTCGGACGGGTCGGAGCGCAGGCGGACGCCGTGCAGAAGGGACTCGAACGGTTGCGCTCGAAAGCCGGACAGACCGCAGCCTCCGTGTCGGGCATCTTCCCGAAGATCGGCGAAGGGATACCCAAAGAGACGCTCGCTCTGTTCGACCGTATGAGCGACGAACTCTTCGGCGGCATGTCGCAGAAGGCGCGGCAGCTGGTGGAGGATATACAGGAGGACACGCTCTCGCTGCGGCAGGTGGAGCAGATGCAGCATGCCCTGAACGACGCCTACGAACAGGGCACGCTCTCGCTCGACGGGTATCTGACCACGCAGGCGCGGCTCTCCGTGCTGCACGACCGGATCGCGCAGGCCGTGTCCGCAAACGAGCAGGCGCTTCGGCGAGAAGCGGCCGCTGCGGATGTAGCCGAAGACAGCATCGCGGCTCTTCAGATGCGCGTAACGCTCCTTACGACGGAGTACATGCACCTCTCGCAGGCGCAGCGGGAAGGGGCCGAGGGAACGGAATTGCTGAAAAACATCTCCGAGGTACAGGGAAGGCTCGAAACGGCGACCGTCGCCATGAACCGCTACGGCGGTACGGCACGCACGCAGTTCAACAGCCTCGGCATGTCCATCCAGCAGATCGTGCGCGAGGCGCCGTCGCTGGCCATGGGGCCGCAGATGTTCTTTCTGGCCATATCCAACAATCTGCCCATCTTCGCCGATGCCGTGGCTCGCGCACGGCAGGAGTATCAGATGCTCGTCGCGGCCAACAGGCAGGCCGTGC